TCCAAGTGAGCCTTCAGTGTAAAGTTTTCGCTGCGATTGGCCTTTCATTTTGACGCCGACACGCTGAAGAACAACGGCGACCTCCCCCATGATCTCTTTGCCACGCTCAAATTCTTTTGTCATCAAAACAGCATGAATTTGCGGGTTTTTATAAATCTCAAAAGCAAGGCCTAAAATGGTGATGTAGTCAGTCTTTCCATAGCCGCGCGCACCAAGAATAAGGCGCGGCACTTTCAAATTTTCATCTTCAGGAAAGGCAAAAAGACGCATTTGCTCCTGCTTTTGGTATGGTTTCGGGTATCCCGCCAGTTCGCAAAATTCTTCGAACGTCTCAACCTTCTTTTTTGATTCAGCAAAGCCGAAATTGAAATTGAGATCAAAATTTAGATTGAGCATTAGAAAAGAACCTCTTGCCTTATGTGTTCTTGATAGCGCTGCTCTGCTTGCTTAAAATAATCTTCATCAAGTTCGCAGCCGAAAAAATCGAATTTGAGATTATGGCAAGCGATTCTTGAGCTTCCTGATCCAACGTGCGTGTCGAGGATTTTGTCTCCTTGTTTTGCGTAGTTTGCTAAAATCCATTCGTAGAGGCGAACTGGTTTTTGAGTTGGGTGGATTCTGTCTAGTTGGTTTGGTGATTTTTTTAAAATTCTTGTGCCACCAGCTCTAATCCAAGCGTATTCACACTCAGCAAAATCCCGCCCATACATTGTCTCGCCTTTATCCCAGATAGCAAAATATTGACTGGCTGGTAAATTAAAATAATTCCCCCCCCATATTATTTGGTTTTTAGAAACTCTAAAAAGCTCGTCAAAATAGACTTGTGTCGGCACGGCGGAGTCCCAATTTCCGCCGTGTATCTTTCCAGCAGATATATTATTTCTTAAACTTCTCCCTATGCCCTTGTCTGCATTGATGCCATAAGGAGGATCAACAATCGCTAACTCAAAATGACCATCGGGAAATTTAGCCATAAATTCCATGTTGTCGCAGTTGTAAAATTCGCTTTTCATTTTTTCGTGTTAAAATATTGAAATCAAAATTTAGGTTAAGCATCAAAAAAGCACCCCTTGCCGGATGTGTTCTTGATAACGCTGCTCTGCTTGTTTGAAATAATCCTCATCAAGTTCGCAGCCAAAGAAGTCAAATTTAAGATTGTGGCAAGCTATTCTTGAGCTTCCAGACCCAACGTGCGTGTCGAGAATTTTGTCACCTTCTTTTGCGTAGTTTGCTAAAAGCCACTCGTAGAGGCGGACTGGTTTTTGGGTTGGGTGGATGCGCTGTTCTTTGTCTGCCATGTTTCCCTGAAGCATTCCATTCCAAGTAAATTTATATTTTCTCACTGCAGTCTTAAAAGAACCATAAGCCAATTCACAATCAGCAAAATTTCCTGTATTATTCTTATCCCAAACTATCCAACAAGGGGTATTTGCATTCGGTATATTTTGAATAAAATGATTGGCTCCCCAAATTATTTGATTTTTTGAAACTCTTTTTAATTCTAAAAAATAATTTATATCTGGAGCGCACTTATCCCAGTCCTTTTTCTGGTAATCCTTTGCTTTTGCTGCATTATTACCGCCAATATTTCCTCCATCCATATTTATTCCATAAGGTGGGTCGACAATCGCCAGCTCAAAATGACCATCGGGAAATTTAGCCATAAATTCCATGTTGTCGCAGTTGTAAAATTCGCTTTTCATTTTTTCGTGTTAAAATTAGTAATTGCGATAATGATAAACGGCATATTTCGTGATTCGCTTGTCGATAAAAATTTTCCCGCAGTAATCAGGCTTCTTTACATCAGCAATAAACTTTTCTGCCGCTTCTTTTGATCTAAAATAAACGGCTTCCCTTATAATTCGGTTGTCTCTCAGCCACTCTTTGCTCTGTATCTGCTCTTGCCGCGTTTTGAAGACCGTTGATGTTTGCGGCATTCTCCTGCCCACTATTTTTTTGGTAATGAAAAAATTTTGCATGTTTGTTGATTGTTATTTTTTACCACCACCGACCTTTTCCCACACTGACAGAAGCGAGTTTGAGAGAACTTCGTCAGTCATGAGCGGAACTCTCTTTGCCAGCTCTTCAAGGAGTTTGTTAAACAAGGTCAGGGCGTTTTGTGCTGCTACTTGTTGAACCCGCGTCATTTCTTCAGCGGTCATAACTTCAAGTTTCGCCCTTGTTTGAGCGGAATCAATCTTGATTTGTTGGACCAAGCTTTTCTCCTCTATTTTTTCCCCTCCTCGTGCCTTCTGCCTGTAAGCTGTAATTCTTTTTGGTTTTGTCATTGAATTTTTAATGTTTTCGGTTAAACCCCTATTTACCGAAATCTTAATTTAAATCAAATGAAAAACCAAGAAATTTTACGCGAACTCTTACAAGAGAAGGTTCAGCGTGCTTTAAGAGTCGATAAAAAGAAGCTTCTCTCAGAATGTCTGAAATTAGGTCTCAGTGAATCGACTCTTTACGACTTTGTGAATTATCAGCGCAGCTACGTTAAAACTCCTACCGCTCAGAAGCTTCACTTTGCAACTAGGGTTGTTTTGGGTTAGGTTTTGCAAAGCATGAAATTTGTGGCGATGTCAGAGTATCTTCAGCAAAAAACCCGTAGCAAATAGTCGTGTCGTCTTCGCAGCGTTGAAAATTCTTTCCCATTTTCGGCGCTTCTACGCACTTAGCAAAAGAGTTTGCCGGCAATAGTGCTAGGGCGAGAATTAAGG